GAAAAAATATCCTGGCAGTACAGCTACCTATTTTGGAGATACAACTACAGAAGAAAGACAAAAAGCAATTAAGGATATTCAAAACCCAGATAGTAAAGTTAGATTCTTAATTGGTACACCTCAAACAGGTGGTTATGGTATTACACTTACAGGTGCATCAACAATGATTTATTATTCTAATGGTTATGATCTTGAAAAGAGACAACAATCAGAAGCTAGAATAGATCGTATCGGTCAAGAAAAACCTATGACCTATATTGATATACTTGCTGAAAAAACTGTGGATGAAAAGATTGTAAAATCGTTACGTAAAAAAATTAATATTGCGTCTGAAGTTATGGGTGAAGAGTTGAAAGCTTGGATCTAAAGTTTTTGTAAGAGAACTAAAATAACACCACCCATACCTGTGATGACTGCTCCCATAGATACTAATAATATTCTTTCTACTCTAGTAATTTGATTTTCTAATTTTTGAATTTTGTCGTGAGTTTGTTTCTGCATTATTCTGCAAAGTTTTTCGTGTGAGTCTATTCGTTGTAGTGCGTTGTCTTTAGCCATTAAATATACCCAAAATCTGATGTTCCTAAATTAGCGTCTGCATTAAAACTTTCGTTTGACTGCGTATTTTCAAAACCAGCATCTGATCCTTCTGCTGCTCCTTGTGGTCTACCTGGCATAATTGCAGAGTCTGGTGTTATATCTAACCTACCTGCTCTTTTATCAGAAAAATTTTGAAATAAGTCTCCAATACCTCTTGTAGCAGCTCCAAAAAGACCACCGCTTTTTATAAAATCAAGTATGCTTCCAGTTCCAGTTCCTCTAAAAGGAGTATTTGGATCTTCACCTCCCATTTGAGGCAACAACATAGGGTTTTGTTGTAACGTAGTTATACCACCTTCAATAGGTTGATTACCCATACCACCAAAGCCTTGAGATTCTAAGAAAGCCATTATCTCTGCTTCTGTAGCATTAGGGTTTAAGTTTGTATAATATGCTCTTAAAAAACCTTCCATTACGTTATAAATCCTCTTTGTTTTAATCTCATAGTTTGTTCTTCAGGAGATAATAAAGCTCTTTCCGTCGGTGTCAATCCATCATTTATGGGCTGTAAAGGGTTAGGCGGCATGACCACTTGTTGATTGGGTTGTGGTTGTGGTGGTAATGGTGGTGTAACTATTTCTTCTCGTACAATATAATCAGTGACATCAATGTCAAATTCATCATCAAGAGTAAGTTTTTGTAAATCTCTGTCTATTTGTTGAAGCACAGGATAAGTGTCTTGCAATGCTTTTTCTAATTGTAAACCAATAACGTGACCACCTACTGCAAAATCAAATCTACCGTCTAATCCTGCCGACTGTAATTGTCTTCTTATATCTAATACATCCGGACTTGCTGTAACAAAAGCATCAGGCTCGCCTAAGTTTCTAGCTATCTCATTAAATTTAAAAAGAATATCTCTTGAAGGAAAATAAGGATCAAATATACCTTGTCTTAAACTATTAAATTTCTTTAATCCAACTTGTCTATCTTTAAATATTTGACCTAAATTACCAGTAGAAGCTCCTAATATTTCAGCTGCTTCAATGTCTCTATACATATTTTTTTGTACATTAAACCTAGCTCTATTAGATTTAATATATTGATCTACAATATCATCAGGATCAATACTTCCTCCTTTTAATAATCCAAAAAATCCACCTGTAAATTCTCTTCTAGAGTTTCTAATACCTCTTTGATAATCACCAATTTTAAAACCCATAGATCTCTCAGGATCTACTTTAATTGCTCTGAAACCCATAAGACCACCTAACTCTGGTCCAATATCTAAAACATCTCCTCGTTTATCTGGAACACCAAAAGAAGCTTGTCCCAATCTAACAAATTGTTTGTAAGCAGGTGCTAATGCTGCACCTAAATGTAAGAAGGTTATTGCAGCTTGATCACCCGCAGAAGTTTGGTCCGTGTACAATTGTCTACCGTCTTCAGTTCTTCCGCCTCTAATTGTTATGTCAGCGACAGCTTCAGTCCAAATAGATTCAGATATAAATGGATTCATAATCTCAGCTCCGGCTTGACCTGCTCCACTTACAAAACTTTGTAATAATAACCTATCATTTTTTTCACCTTCCATAACTTCATTAAACAATGTTCTAAAAGGTCTAGCCACTACATCGTAAGCATTACTATGACTAAAATCAGTATATCTTAAATTACCGTCTTCATCTCTAGAAGGTAAAATTGTAGAATTTTTTGACCACTCAGGTACAAATCTTCTTAATGCAGCCAGTTCTTCATCAGTCACATCGTACAATGCTTTAGCACCTTCTGTTAAAGCAATGGGTACACCTGTTGTAAACGTAGCCATACCCGCTAATCTTTTTACACCAATACCGTAAAGAGGATTATCATTTTTAACTAATCTACCTAAAGCTTTATCAAAAACCAAAGGGGTTACGTTTGATCCTATGGTTGCTCTAGAATGTCTCATTTCTTTTAAACCAAGTTGTGCAATGTTAGTCGTAGTCCTTATCATTTCAGATGGAAACGACATAAAATTACCAATTGGTAATAGTCTAGCTGTTTTAACTGCTGGTCCAACATAACTATAATTAGGTACAGTATTTTTAACAATGTCTGCCGCTTGTAATCTAAGTGCTTGTTCATCTAAAAATTCTTCATACGTGCCTTTAAAAGCATTTGTTCCAGTTTTAGCTACTTGAAATCTTCTTCCTAATTCAGCTTCGGGAATAGCATTTAATAAATCTCTTGGTGGTTTTATTCCTGCTTTTTTGTAAGCATTATTATATCTATATCTTTCCACCATATAATTTGTAATTTTAAATGTATCGTCTTCAGCAACATATTTACCTTGTGCAAACTCTTTTAAGTTTTTCATTTTTCTCATAAAAGGACTTAAAAAAGAATCTACATTATGAACAGCTAATCCACCTTTTAAATCTTTAAACGTTGCAGCTAAATCTCCTATTTGAACTTGAGAATTTACTACACCATATTCAACTAATTCTCTGTAAGCTTTTTGAAACTCTGGACTTTTAGGTCCTAGTTTTAATAGACCTGAAACATTTACCCCTTCTTTAAAAGCTTGAGCTACAACTCTAGGATTTTCAAATAAAATACCATTAGCTCCAGAAAAACCTACCGCACTAAACATATTACGTAAATGTGTAGGTATAGAAAAAATAGTTTTAGCCATTTGAGATATTCCTTTAGGAAATAATAATAAATTTCTATACAAAGCACTTACAGCTTTTGCAGATCCTTCAACAGTTTCTCCTCTTACAAAACCTTGTAACCCTGATGCAATGCCATTTGCACTAGCCATAGCTTCAGCTATCTCTTTTGTTGTAAATTTTTCAGCTAAATCGTTATTTAATAATTTACCACCGGGTAAATCTTCTACAAGTTCTCTAAGAGAAACAACTTCTATTCCTGTTCTACCGCTTTCAACACCAGCTTTTGCTGCTGCTTCACTTCCCCAAAAAAATCCTCTACCACCAGCTGCTTGAACTTGATTATTTTTTGCTACAACATCATCAAAGTATGCTGCCGTTCTAGCGATAGCAGATAAATTAGTAACACCATTATAAAGTTTGTATCTAGCATCTTGTATTTCTCCAAATAATTCTCTAAAAGCTTTGCTACCTTTACCTGCTACTTTTCGATCTACACCTTTAATTGCATTTTCAAATGATTTTGTATTAGTTGTGTCCATACCTTCCATTGTTTTAGCAGCGTATTTAAAATCTGGTAAGGACCCTGGTTTTTTTTGTTGAGCTACGCTTTTTAAAATACCATCCACTTGAGATTTAGCTTTCATTAAATAAGCATCACCTTCAGGAACTAACATACCTTTTTCCATTCTTTTCATAGGAAATGTTCCATCTTTTCTCATAGGCACAGGTTTACCTGTTTCAGAATTTACTAATTTAGTTCTTTTATTTTGAGGCAAACCTTTTTCTGCTTGGTTTCTATACATTCTTCTAAATATATTAACAGCTCTATCATAAGCCTCATCTGTAGGTTTATAAGCTTTAAAACCAAATAACCCTTTGTCTTCATAAATTTTGTAAGTTGATCCTAACCAACCTTCCACTCTTTTTTTTAATAATTTTTTAAAATCATTCTTAGCTTGTTTAGCTTGTGCAGGATTAACTCTATCTAAAATTTGAAATAATTCTGTAAATTTTTGTCTACCTTCATTGACATTATTTAACAAAGCCTTTTGATAATTTTTAGACAAGTTTTTAACGCCAAGTTTAGAACTAAAAGATCTAAGAGCTCCTAGATCTAAACCTTTAGCTAAATCTCCTTCAAACATAAGATCAGTAAGTTTGTTTAAAAATTGGGTTTGTTCTGTTTTACCTACAGATTTGCCCAAAATATTATCAACTTGAGGATACATTTTATTAGCAATCACAGTAAAATTTTCTACAATTTCTTTTGCTTTTAATTGATCTGCAACCTTTAAAGAATCTAAAACATCTTGAGAAGCTTTTAATTCTGTTGTTAAGTTTCCTTTAGGAGTAAAAGGAGCTTTAAAATATTTATTAATAAATCTATCAAATTTACTTCCGTACGCTAAATCAGCGCTAGATCGTGTTGCTAAAGCTTTAGCTGTCTTACCTACACCAGCAATAACAGGAGTTATAAATAAACCCTCTGTTGAAAACTTTAATCTGTTTGTTAGTTTTCTAAGAGCTTCATCACTTCCTCCAGTTTCTTCTTGATCTAAAGCTGTAGGTAAATCAAAGATATCTCCAAACGTTCCTATTTTTTCTACATCTGCTACAAACGTTTCTCCAACTGCGCCTCCTAAAACTCCAGTTGCAAATTTTATTCTTCCTGCACTTTTATTTAATCTATCTGTGGCTTGAAGATTTTTGTAAACTTTCTTCTGACCAATTTTACCATATCTATTTTCTCTAGCTGCTTTTAATGCTCTAGCTCCCATTTTACTTCCAAGTCTAAAACCAGCAGTAGCGGGAACACCTAAAGATACTAAAGTCTCTGTTATTTTACCAATAGCTCTTTCTTCAGCAACTTCTTCAAATGGATTTAACTTGTCAAAAAATTCTTCTACACTAGCTGCTGTATTTGTATCTGCTCCAAGATCAATAAGTTCTGCTGCTAGAGATACAACTCCTTCAGGAATTTTTAAAACACCAGACGCAATACCAGCAGCTCCAGCTGTGTACCAGCTTGTGCTTTCATCTTCTTCTGCACTGGCAGATAAATATGAGGGAAGATTGTCTTCAGCCATTTAACCTCCTTACTCTATTCCGTATTCTTTTAATATCTCTAAATATCTTTTATTTTGTTCAGGTGACATTCTAGTGTTAAGGGTAGTTTTACCTTCTCTTTGTTCTGGAACTGTTCCTCTTGCTTTACGATTTGCTTCTAAAATATCTTTTCTTTGTTGTGTAAAATCTGCAGAACCTCTTGGATAACTATAAGTTGTATCTCGTTCTTCTAAGTCTACTTTTTCACCTGTTTTTTGATTTATTATTTCTTCTCCAGTTGTAGATTGATTACTTTCAGAACCTGGAGTTATTACTTCTTCACTGGTACTAAATTTAATTTCTTCAATACTTCCATCCTCTAAAAATTGAAAAGATTTTCCTGATATAGCGTCATAAAAACCTTTACCCTTATATCTTTCAGGTCTTTTTTCAGCTGCTTTTACCATTTTACTAATTTGTTTTTCGCTTGTCATTAAACCATTGGGTGCTTCTTTAGGAAATTTCATACCCTCTAAAGCCTCAACTAATTTTGCTTGTTCTGTGTTATTAAAGTCAACTACGTTACCAGCTAATACAGGATTGTTTTGAAATTGAGGATTGTTTGCCATTAAATCTTTTATCTCAGCGTTTCTTTCAGCAGCTACATCTGGTTTGTTTCTTTCAGCATATGCTGAGATTTGTTTATCTAAACGTCTATCTTTACCTGCTTCTGTTAAACCAAATTTAGTTGCAGCTAATTGTACATTTCTTCTATCTGCTGCTTCTTTAGATTTTGCTTTGAAAAAAGTTTCAGAAGGTTTTTTAGAAGCTTTAACAAGATCTCTTAATACGTTACCACTAGATGGTTCAGTCATAGCTTGTTGGCCAAAACCAATCAACAATTGTGTAAGAGGATCAAACGCACCACCTCTAGGCACACTACCGTATGCTTCTGTAAACTCATCTCTGTAAGCTTGTACGTCCTCCCCTAATGCATAATTTTGTCTAGGTTTGATACCAGACATAATACCAGACATTGCTGGTCCGCCTTTTCTAAACATTGGTCTTTTTAATATTTTACTCATTATTGTGTTTTAATTATTGTTTGTTGAGGTTGAAACGCTCTGTAAATACCAGCCAATGTTGAAGCTGCTCCTAATCCAGTTGCTAATGGACTTGGTGAAGCTGCTGTAGATTCTGTTACAATATTTCTTCCAGGGTATCCTGCGATTAATGATGTAACACCTTGACCTAAAGCTTGTGATGCCTCTAAAGGTTGGAATGCTTGTCTTTGAGCTAATTGTTGTTGAGCCGCTAACGTTGCTTGTTGTTGTGCTTGTTGTTGACCACCTAATGTTGATAGGCCAGCAATCTGTTGACCTGTTAATTGTGGAGACAACTGAGCTAAATTAGTTTGTTGTGCAAACTGTTGAGCTGCTAAATTTTGTGCTTGTTGGAATCCTTGTTGTAACAACTGAGCTTGTAATGCCGCTCTGTTTCTATCTGATGCTGATCTGTACTCTGCTCTTTGTACACCTTCTCTACCACCACCAAATGCTCCAGCGCCAATAGCTTGAGCTGCTAATGCAGGTATACCTTTTGCAGCTTGAACATCAAACTCTTGTAATGTCGTATCGATAATATCTTGTTGATACGGTGACATAAATTGTTGGTAAGCTTGTGGTCCTGAAGATGCTGCAGCTGTTGTTAAGAAAGGTTGGAAACTTCCAAGTCCACCTCTTAATGCTTCAGCTTCAGCTTGAATAGCTGTTTGTGGTGCCACAAATTGTGGACCTAATATAGTAGACATATCAAGAGTCTTGATACCACCTGCTGCTTTTGTTAGATCATCTAAATACGTTTTACCAGCTGCTTCTATAAATTCAGCTGGAGCTACTCTCTGTGTTCCTTCTTGAAATCCTACTCTACCACCGGTAGCCATCCCGGCTACAGCTTGCCTTCTAAATTCTTCAAGAGACATAGGTTTTATTCCTTGCTCTTCCATCTCAAATACGTATTTATCGTATTCGTCTTTTAAAACATCATCAGCCATTATCCAACCCTCGATTCTAATTTTTTCATTGTGTCATACATACGCTGTGCTCCTTTTTCAACGTTACCACCACCAGCTGCTCTTACAGCATCAGCTGTAAATACAAACTCGTTGTTAGATAACATTGCAGGAACATCGTCTGCTTTTTCTTTAGTTCCAATTGGCGGTATAAAACCACCTCTGCTTCTTAAATCTAATTCTTTAACACCAGCTTTGTTTTGTCTGATAGGTAAACTAGCTACATCTTCTCCTACTTTAAAATCCATTCTATCTATATTATTTATTGGACCACCTTCTGCTTTTTTATTACTCATAAATTCAGTTAGTTGCTCCATCTCCATCTCATTTAAACTATTATAAGGTTTGTTAAATACACTTATAGATAAATTGTTTAATTCAGCTAATGGATCTGGTGCAGATGCCATTCTTTTTGTTTTTGTTTTAATTTTACTTCCTTGTATTTGATCTCTCCAATCGCCGCTTTTGAAAAAGTCTATAAAGCCTTCGTATAATTCTTTAACACCTTGATCACTATTGTTCCAAACACCAAATGCATCTTTAACATCATTACCTGTTGTGTATGGTCCACCGGCTATCTCTTCTCTTTGTTCAATCATCATAATACCTTCACCTTCTTCTGGTGATCCTAGACGTCTGTTTACTCTACCACCTTTAGCGAACGGTGAGCTATATTCAGAAGTTTGTGTTGTAACAAAATCTTCTACTTCTGTTTCTTCCGCATTTGGATTCATGTTTTTATAGTATTGTCTTAAATAAACTTTTAATGCTTCAGGGTCTTGTTTAATTGCTTCTATTTGTTCTTCTTCCAAACCTTGACTAGATAAGAATCCTGTAAGACCTATAGCTCCTGCTAATCCTTTTCCACCACCAGGGAACTTATTTAACAACTGACTAAATTTACTTCCTTGGGCTGCCTGTTGAGCAGGGTTACCAGCTGCTGTAAAAAATCCAGCTCCTGGTAAATTACTAAGAGAAAACCCTGGAGTAGATAAACCAGCTCTCTGTAATCCAAATAAATTACCGCCACCCGCATAATACGCTCCACCTGCTAATAATGCTGCTTTTCCTAGATCTGAACTAACTATGTTTTTAGCAGCTTTAGATACACCTTTAACAGCTTTCTTTACAATACTACCTAATCCGTAGTGTTGTCTTACTGACATATTAGTAATGCCACCTCTGTTTTGTAATTGTCTAGCTATTTGTGTTCTTGTTATTGCCATAATTTATAAATAATTGTTAGTAAAGGCAGGCGTAGAAATCCTGTAATTTAGCACTTTATTTGATTTTTTCGTCTTCGTCAACGACTTTACTTGTAGCTACAAGGTCATCCATGAACCTACCAGCGTACCTATATTCACCAGTATGGCCTAATTCATCATCAATATAAAGGTATATTTTACCCCCTATTTCAGTCCATCTTTTACAGAAACCAAAGTCTTCTCCGTAGAAGTGTTTTGTTTTAGGATCGTGTACACAATCAAAGAAGTTATAAAAATTAGGTCTTCTAACTTTTTCACCATTTAAATAAGTATCTTGTACTATTTCAAGATCTGGATAAGCTTTAATCATCTTTTCAATAACACCTCTTTTAATAAGCATGCAGCCCGTTGGTGCATGAGTAACCTCTGTTTCTCCATCGGTTACTTCAATAGCTGAAACATCTGGTACTTTGATAGGAAATGTATAACCATATTTTAAAAAATCTTTATTATTCTTAAAATCTTCATCTTTCATTCTTCTATAAACAGATCCTTGATTAATAAACTTCATAGGATAAGGAGCAGCTATAATATCTCTATCCTTTTCTAACATCTTAAATATTGTTTTTGTTTCAAAATCTACGTCTGAGTCTATAAATAACATATGGGTGTAGTTCTCTTTATCAGAAACAAAATCAGCAGCACATATGTTTCTACCCTGTTGGACTAAAGACGATTTAATAAGATGAAAACTAACTAGTATATTCTTAGTCATACATGCCATTTGAAATTTAAGTAAGGCTCTAACATAATGAATACCTACTTCACTGTGTACAGGTGTAGCCACCATAATTCTATACTTAGATTGAGGTGGTAATGTATGTCCTTTTAATTGTTCTGTTAGATCTATTGTTTGCACAGGTTCCTTATCAAACCAAATAGGTTCATTAGATTTTTCTTGCATCACTTGTTATTCCAGTTAAAAATTGTGTCCAAGTTGCAGCTTGTTTAGGCCAACTATAATACAGATTGTAAAAATCACTCTGTCTTTTTAAATGATCTTGAATAGGTTTATGAGTAATCGCTTCTGCCCCTTGTTTAATAGCTTGTGCAAATTTAAAAGCCAGCCTTCTATGATTATTGTCGTAAGGTACGTAAATACCAAACTCAGAACATGTTTCCGCTAAAGCCCCTAAGTTTGTCACAATTGTATAAAGTCCTGCTGCCATAGATTCTATAGCTGAAATACAAGATGTCTCTTCCCAGATACTCGGGTAAACAAACATATGATAATCTTTTAAATGTTCTTTAATGTAAGTATTAGGTTTATAACCTATATAGTTTACATTTTTTAATTGTTTAGCTTGTTCGTATAAACCTTTATATTCTTTATCATTCTGTTCATAAAAAGCTTTGCCATAAATCTCTGTAGATGAATAAACATCTAAAGTAATTAAGGGATGATTTACTAATTGCATAGCCCCAAGCAATACATTTAACCCTCTCCAAGGGGTTATTTGATGTATAATTTTTATAGGTTTATCTTTTTCGTAAACAGGAGCAGGTTCTATTTTACTTATACCGTTCTTAATAATCATACACTTGCCTCTATCTAAACCAAATTTTTTAGTGAAATTTTCAAAGTTCCAATGTGAATTAAATACATACCAATCGTATTTAGTGTGATTCTTTTTATCTTTAAACCAGGGATAAATATTAGGTTGATCCCAAGAATTTTTCTGCCAAAGAATATTTATTTTATCTTTTGATAATGGAATTTTTTCTGGAACAGATGTTGTAATTTGTACCTTACTTAATAGTTGAAGATCTACGTATTGGGTTAGATATTCTAGTTGTAATTCCGTTCCACCTTTAGGTGTTGGATTTATTATCATTATTCATTACTTTCTGAAATAAGTCTAAATTCTTAGGGTCAACTGTAACTTCACAATCAACCACAATGTCAGGACCTTCTACTTTCTCTTTGTAGATTTCTCCTGTCTTTTTATTACGATAAGTATATTTAGTTATACACTTAATCTTTGTTATATCATCCATTCTGATCTTCTCTATTTACTAGAGCATAACTTACAAATCCCGTTATAGTGTCTGCAGTGTCTGCTTGCATTTTTATAACATCACCCGCTTCTAAATTCAAGGTATTAGAAAGCATATTTTTAAAATCTTTATTAAGCTGTGCATGACTTATTTCAGTATCACTACCACCAGATTTTTTTAAATAAAGATCTACATCAACGTTAGATGCCGCTTCATGACTGGCTTGAACAGTTTTAACAATAGCATAGGCACTAGTGTTAATAGTTAACACTGTTGTTAAATTTGTAGTGGTTAAATCAATTACTGCGCTTTTATATAATACTGCCATTATGATAAAAAATAATTATAAATATCTTGTTCTTCTTTTAAATCTTGTTGAAAAGAAAAATTAAGTTGTTGTTTTAAAGTATCTAATGCTTCTAAAATTTGACGTTGATTAGATGGATCATACGTTGGCGCCGGTTCTGGTATATAATTAATTATTTTAGCCATTATCTTCTACCATCTGGTCTTGTATCCAATCTAAGAGAACCATATCTCCAAGACTCTCCTACTGCCGTGTTTTCAAATTTCACACTTACTAATCTTCCTCTTGCTCTAGTATCTATCTTATCAGTGGTTGAGGTAACTGTAAAGGGTCCTAAAGGTGAACTAGTCTGAGTGTCAGATGGATAGTCTGATATAAATAAAGTAACTTGGTTATTACCCACAATCTCTTTATAGTCAGGAATAAACCTGCTTACTGAAGCAAAAAATTCACCATCAGCAATGTCAAAATCTCCAGATCTTATAAACCCTTGAATAGCAGATGTACCCGTGCTGTTAACTTGATCTACACCTTTTTCATGTTCATATAAAACTGTGGCCCCATCTCTGTTAGTAATTCCTGATATTGGAAAGAAAGGGGTATCCGAAGGACTATTAGAATCTGTAGATCCGTTTGGAATATAATCAGTAGCATAAGGTCTTTCAAAAACAGCTGCGTCTACATAAGTGGTTCTATCTAATGTACTTGTATTCCAGCTATTTTCTGCATAATTATAAGTCACACATCTATCAACTTGTAGTGAATTTTTTGATGGATAAAACCAATTTACTTCTGTGTACAAACTATTGTGACCTGCATAGATAATTTCATTAGCATCAAAATTAAGACCTGGATTACCATCACCTGTAGTAAATACAAAGTCTTCTACTAAACAAGGTATTTGTTTTACTGTTCCATCAAATGCAAAAAACCCACCTGCTTGACCCATCCAGTAAACAGCACCTTGAGCAAAAACAACAGCGTGTTGTCCTAAACATCCGCAGTTAGTCCCCACTTGTCTAATACTAAATGTAAATGGTGGTCCTACAAATTGAGCTACATAAGCAGCTTGATCTGTTAAAATTAAAACATAGTCTTTACCTTGAACAGCAGCAGTAATTCTGTTTCCCGTATCTAATCTAAATGTACCAGCAGTGTTTGTTGCTGTTGGTGTGTATACGTTTAATGTTTCTTGATTCGTAAATCTAATAAACATAGGGTCTTGTGTCGTTGCATCAGTCATATCCGTTAAAGCACCAAACTGAAATAAATGTCTATCTCTGTCTGAGAATAAAGATAACGTTGAAACCATATTAACTTCACTGCCTACCCCTGCAATTACAGTGGCTCTAGTTGCTAAAGCTCCAGAAGAATCCCATTGAAAAGTATTTCCATTTCTTAATGTTGCAATCAAGGTATTACCAGCATGATCTAAAGACCAGTTAGCTGGGTCTAACGTTACGTTTGAAGTTGATCTTGCTGTGCCCCAAGCTTCTTTACCCCATTGATAAGTGCTCCAACCAAAACCTAAAGTTTGAAAAGTGGGTCCTGGTCTTATGTACCTTTGATAGTTAAATGATCCTTGAGCCGTCATTCCGGAATTACCTTCCGCTGTCGTTACACCTGCAGCAGGGTTCAATAAACTTATAGTAAATGAGTTTGCGTTAGGGACGGTTAATACTTCAAAAGCGTAGGTTTGAAAATCAGGTGCTGTAAGTGTTGTAGATCCAGCCACAGATACAGAAGTAAATACCACGTAATCTCCAACTAGAATACTGTGACCTGTAGAATTTATCGTTACTGTAGAACCAGCTGCTGCAGAAGTAGTAAAGGTTCCTCCTGAAACTGGAGATCCAGCTAAAGGGGTAATATCATAAAATCTTTCACCACTAAAAATAAATAAACCTGAGCTTGTTCCAATAGCCGAAAATTTTGTACCATTTAAACTAGTAAATGTATGTTGAGCCCTAGCTACACCAGGAAGAGTATTATTAGCAGTGGTTAATTGATCCCAACCACCTATTTTTTCAGGCACTCCATATCTAAATCTAACAAAATCACTATCAACCCATTTACCTGCAGCGGCTGAAGGCGTGCTTTGTTTATCAATACCTGCTTGAAATTTTACTTCTTTTAATGCCATGGGATCTATTATACTAGTTTTTAGGCAAAAATATAGTCCATTCTAGCTTAGGTATCAAATCATTTACGTAGACCTTTTTTAACCTATTCTTTTTTAAGTAATTATGTAGTTCTTCTAAATCTAGAATAATCCACTTATTACCTATTTCTAATACCATTTTATCAGCTTTAATATTTGTTTTAAATTTTTGAGCAGGTGTGCCATCTGACAGTTTTATCATTTCTCTAATATCAAATCTGTAAAAGGCATTTTGACCTTTTATAATACCTGCAATATTCCAAGATGTTTTACTTTTAGGATACTCTATAGACTCTAAATGCTCAGAAAATCTTTTTACAATTGAGTCCAATTTAAATACCTATTATTTTAAATAGAGAAAATCTTTTCTATTTTTTTCTCCTAAATTACCTTTTAAAAAGTAATTTGCTCCTACCATAATTTTGCTCCCTTCATTTACTGAATGATGTCTTATCCAACCAGGGAATATAAATAAATCTTTTTCATTTGTAGGAAGATGCCAAGTTTCACTATTATATATATTATATTGAATTGGATTATATGAAAAATCAAATGCTTCTTGAATACTGCTTTTATTTAATTCAAAATAAATAGTATTTTTTCCTTTGCTTTCTGGATAAAAAACAATACTTAAAAAAGCTCCTTTGTGACTATGAGAATGATGAACAGTGTTATCATTAATGGTTGTCCAACTTTGAGTAACATAGACTTCATTTTTAATTTGTAAAACTTCTTTTAAATACTGATCTACTTTTTTATCAAAAAGATTTTTAATATTTTTAAATATTTTATTATTAAAGATATAATTACTCTTAGAAACTTTTACATTTTTTCCTTCTTGATAATTTTGTTTCATTATAAATTCTTTTTGTTTTTTATTTAAAGAATAGTCTAGTTTTGAAATTGCTATAGGAATAGCTCTTAAATTTAATACGTTCATTATTTTATATTTAATTTTAAAAAAGAATCTTCAGTACCAAAAGAACCATTGGGTAAAACGTTAAAAGCCAAAGAGTATCTATCTTCTTTTGAATTATTGGGTAAAATATTATGTCTCATATTACTAAAGAATAATACAAGACAATTTGACATTGGAGTTATATCCCAATATTTAGAATTATAGATGTTATAATTTTTTACTTTTGTATGAAAGGGATTTAAAAAATCATTATAAAATCTAATTTTAAAATCTTCAGAGAACTTAGGATAGTATACACCACTAATCCAAGAGTTTGAATGTGTATGTGGTTCAGAATAACCTTTAGGTTTTGTTTTAGTAATCCAACTATTAAAAATTTTAAAGTTATTATCTTTAAAAGATAATTTATCAGTGATTAATGAACCTACTGATTTTTCACATTCTTTTTTTAAATCTTTAAATTCATTTAAAATATTATATTCAGTGCTTGAATAAGTTAAAAAACCATTTGCTTCTTGTTTTATTTTTTGTTTTTCAAATATTTTATTATAATTTTTTCTTATATCTAATTGATATAAAAAAATAGAATTATGTATGATAGGAATATTATGTAATAACATCATATTAAACTAATATGAACCAACCTGTTACAATATATTTTTCTTGAGTAGGTGATGGAATACCTCGGTGTAAATGAGTAAAATCAGTTGGCCATATTAAAGTTTTACCTATTTTAGGTTTAACTTTAACTTTTTGATAATAAAATTCAGTTTCTCCCTTATCAGTAACATCATTTAAATACGTCATATAAACGAGTCCTCTTTGAGCTATGAATTGACCTGGCACATATCCAACATATCTTTCACAGTGCCAAACTTTAAAACCACCCCCTGGTGGATAGTGTTGTATTAAATTTGAATCATAGGTATGATATCTTCCTAATTTATATTTACTAACATATTGACGTACGCATTTACTCAACTCTGAAAAATATTTTTTTATAGTTTTATTACTAGACATATTAAAAAAAGTAACATCAATTGACTCTTTAATATCTGTATTTACTGCAGTGTTTTTTACATCTGTATCATAAGCAACTCCAGGTCGTTTATACTCCTTATTTTTCTTATGATATTTTATAAGTTCTTTACAAACTTCTGTGTCTATTTGATAGCTTTCTATAAATGTCTCTTGCATCTTTATATGTAATATACTATAATAGTGTATAGTTTAAAAAGCAAGAGAGAATGAAATTAAAATATAAAATAATAGATAATTTTCTTCATAAAGAAGATTTTATTACATTAAAAAACTCTATCATTAACAAAGAGTTTTCTTGGTATTTTCAAGATTTAATAAATGGAAATCATGCTAAAAATGATTCTACAAGTTATTTTACTCATCTTATTTACGAAGATACAAGTAATAGCTCCATTTATCCTTTCATTAAAAAAATATTTTTTAATAAATTAAAAATAAAATCTTTGATAAGAATTAAATGCAACTGTTATCCTTCTACAGAAAAAATAAGAATTAACAAAAAACACATTGATTATGACTTCGAACACCAAGGAGCAATATTTTCATTAAATACGTGTGATGGTTTTACTTCATTAAATAATGGAAAAAAAATTGATTCTATTGAAAATAGATTATTATTATTTGATGCAAATAAACCTCATGCTAGTTCAACTTGTACAAATGCAAAAGCAAGATTTAACATAAACTTTAATTATTTTTAATGAGTAGTAATTGGCCATTTAAATTAGATCACGTTCATGAATGGGCTTATTGGAAGAGCGCTTTTTCAAAAGAAGAATGCGATTTAATTATCGAATTAGGTAAAAAAAATTTAATCACAGGACAAGTTGCTAATCCTGCAAAAACAAAAAAGTATAGAAAAAGTAAAATTAATTGGATTCAACCAGATGAAAAAACAGATTGGATTTTTAAAAGACTCACTGACATATCACAAAGTTTAAATGATCAATTTTTTAAATTTGATGTAGAGGGTTTTTTAGAGGGATTACAATTTACTAATTATAAAGCTGTCGGATCATATTATGGAAAACATGTTGATAAAGGCACCAATACAAAAATAAGAAAGTTATCTTTATCTGTCCAATTAACCGAACCTAAAAAATATAAAGGAGGTGATTTAAATTTATATTTTGAAGATAAACCTTTACCAATGTCTAAAGAACAAGGTACTTTAGTTATGTTTCCAAGTTATGTATTGCACGAAGTTACACCAGTTTCAAAAGGTGAAAGAAATTCTTTAGTTGCTTGGATATCAGGGAAAAATTTTAAATAATTGTTAAATATCTACTTCTACCCAACCATCAGTAGAGTTGTATTGCCATGTTTTACCTTCAGAGACTTCATCAATTCTTTGCCAGCCGCCTATATCTCCATACTCCCAAACAGAGTTTGCAGGTTCTGTGGGTCTTGAAACAGGGTAATCCCAACCGCATGTGTCTTCATTAAAAACTACTGTAGTAGATTCAGTTCCATCAGGGTTTAAAGTTTTAGGAGGTATAAAAGCATCTCGAGCTGCATCATAGGTACTACCTATTCCTCCATAATTTTTTCTAAAAATTTCACCACCATGTTTATGAGCTCCTAGACACATTCCTTTTACTGATCTTTTCCAAACAGCATCGGGTTCATTAAAAATTTTTCTTAAAAAAGCCTGACCTTTTTCTTCATTAAGAGAGCCATCTTGAGTTACTACATCGTCTTCAACTTTTATTGAATCAATTACTTTATTGTTAGAATCTAATTTAGAAAAATAAGCCATTATGTTGTATATGTCCCTGCTCCATTAAATGTCATTATAGTATCTGAACCAGACTCAGTTACTGTTGGTGAACCTGTTTTTTTTCCACTATATTTTTCTGTAGGTAATTTTATAATAACGACTCCGTCTCCGCCGTCGCCACCGCCATTTTGGGCTCCTCCGCCACCGCCACCTAAACCATCGGTTCCAGGAGTATTAGGTTGGCCAGGACCTCCGCCAGCTCCGCCACCACCTGATCCTCCAGGGCCTCCAGCGTTTCCGATTTCAGCGCCTCCGCCTCCGCCGCCTCCAGCGTATGTTACAGATGCACCAGTTATTGAATTTGCAGTACCAGCTCCTCCAGATCCTCCAGGGCCTCCAGCATTTCCTCCAGTACCGCCAATGCCTCCTCCGCCACCACCAGAGTAACTTGAATTATTATTTCCACCTCCAGGGTTTCCTTGAGATGGAGTTGTGCTTGGAGTATTACCAGCTCCTCCTGATTGAGGTGTATTATTTCCTCCAGCGCCACTACCAGAACCACCAGATTGTCCAGGTGTAGCGGCCGTAGAGCCTCCGCCGCCTCCGGCAGATGTAATTGTAGTTAAGTTTGGTCCACTTATTGCAGAAGACCCACCAGATGTTCCTATTGTAGCACCACCAGATCCACCAGATCCGACAGTAACAGTAATATCAAATGATTCAGAGATTGTCTGCGTAGAAGTTCGAAAGCCTCCTGCTCCGCCACCTCCACCTCTATAATTGCCGCCTTCTCCTCCGCCAGCAATGATTAACATTTCTGCATCGTAAGGATATTCAATAACTTTTCCGCCTCGGCCAAAGCCGCCTTTTGCTGCTGCTCCAAATGATCCTAATATTGGCATCTTTCTTCTATCCTCCTATTAAGCGAATTGAGTCTGAGCTGCTAACGCTGTGAACGTAGCATCACCAGTCTTAATCGCTGTGTATGTATAAACATCTAATGAGTTAGCATTTCCAGCTGAAGGTGCTGATCCACCTTGCCATTCTGGAGTTACAGAAGATCCATCAATTTGAAAAGCATTATTGTAATATGGTGAAGCACCATTTTTAACAATGAATGCTACAGTAATAGATTCACCTGTATCCATAATAGAGTTTAATGAATTAGATCCATCTCCTCTTAAGTTTACTGTGAAGTTTGCTGCTGCATCAGTTGTGTAATTTAAAACTGCTTGTGTAATAACATCGTAGTTAATTGTTCCAGTGGCTGCTGTTGCAGATGTTGTAACTTTTTCTGCAAGCTGTTGGATTTTACCACCACCATTTAATACAACTCTACCAATTCCTTTTGGAGTCAAAGTCATATCAATGTTTGTGTCACCACCAGTAGCTGCTAATGCTGGAGCATTTCCTGCTGCAGCGTTAGTTACTGAAAATTCATTTACAGCTGATCCTGTAGTTGCAAATATAATTTGTTCATTACCATTTTCATCTCCGATAAAATTAGCACCATCGATTAAAATGTTTTGACCATTTGCGTCTAAGTTAGCTGAAAGTTGAGGAGCGTAGTCAGATGATAATTTCTCTAAATTAGAGTTAACCATATCTGTTCCGTTACCATAAAGAACTTTAGTTCCTTTATCAGCAGCAGCCCAAGTTACACCAGTTTGACCTGATACTTTAACTGTTACTGCGTGAGCTCCAGATGTTGAGTTTTTAATAATGTAATATTTTTCTGTTACTGGAACAATAACATCTACTGCTCCTGTAATTGTTCCTGTTAATTCTAACGCAATATTTTTAGCGTTTGAAACAGCACCATTTGTTGCAACTAAAGTTGCTCCTGTTGTAGCATTAAGTGTTACTGCTTCATAACCAGCTGATGCTTGCTCAAGAATTAATAAGTTTGTGTTTGTAATTGTACCCCACGTACCTGAGTTTTCACCAGTTGCTTGTACGGTAAGTTTTAAAAAGCTTGATGTACTGTTTGCCATAGTTTTAAGTCCTTATTTGTTCGTATTTTATTAAAATTAAGCAGCTGTGTCAACATTTTTCCAAGTGGGTGCTGTGCCTGTATCAACTTGGTTCCAGATAATAGCATTAAGCGATCCTGTGGCTACTGTCAAGCTATTTCCTGTAGGTGTTATATCAGCTGTTCCAGAAACGTCAAGTGTCCCTAAATTAACTGTTGTGCTAACTCCAGTGGGTGTAACTATCGTATTTGGCGTAGCTGTAACACTGTTTAATGACACAGTTATAGGATTTCCAGAAACACCTACAATTATAGAATCTGAGAAACCACCCCAATCTAATGCGCCCCAAGTGCTTCTACCCCAACCAGTGTTAATTTCGGTTTGAATACTAGGGTTACCCTGAATTACATTCATTCCAAATCCTGTTGGAACGATTAATTGATCACCATCATTATTCCATAAGCCTTGACCCCATTCGTTTCTTCCCCAACCAGTATTGATTTCAGTGGTTGTCGTTACTGTGCCTAAAGAAAATGACATTGAAAATCCAGTAGGTATTAAAGTTGAAGCAATTCCCCAACCTAATTCACCCCAATTAGATCTTCCCCAACCGGTGTTTACTTCTCCTGATATTGAAAGTGTTCCAATACTTGCAGTCATTCCTATTCCAGTTGGTTGTACAGTTTGATTAGCAAAACTCACACCCCAACTTAAATCATCCCAGTTAGCTCTTCCCCAACCGGTGTTTACTTCAGCATTAATTGTTACTGATCCAAGGCTAGCTGTTAAACCAATTCCTGTTAAATCAACCTCTACAAAATTTTCATTATCACCCCAAACTTGTTGACCCCAAGCTTCTCTACTCCAACCTTCCTCGACGGTTGCGTTTACAGTTATGGAACCTAAAGTAAAAGTAGTTCCAATTCCTGTTGGAGTTACGGATATAGAACCTTGATCTTGCCATCCTCCTTCTCCCCAAGAAAGAGCTCCCCAAACATCTTGTTGAATATCAACAGGTCCACCCATTCCAATTCCATGCACATAACAAAAATAATAAAAGTCAGTGTTATTGGCAGGTGTAATTTCTACGTATCGAGTGGTTGCAGCATTAAAAGAAGCTGTGGTTATGTAATCACTTTCAGGAACTGTAGATCCGTCTAAATTATAAGTTACACCAGTTGTAATTCTATAGGAATTTGGTGAGGATGCATCAGTTGTAAATAATAATGGATGATTAACGTTAGAAGAATCGTCTTGATTAAATCTTAAAGTGGCTCCCTGAACCCAATCAATTTCACCGGGTCCTGTCGCATTTCTAACTCCGTCTAAATAAAAAACATTACCTGTACCACCACCATATAAGTTTCCACTTGCGACAGTGACTGTATATGTTTTATCGGCCATAGGAGGCTACCTCCTAATTAACCTGATATCCTTAAGATACTGGCAGTTGATGTGTTTGCTGGGAATTGAATTGTGAACGTTCCAGATGTTGCTGTTTTATCTCCACCAAAATCTAAAACACAAACCGCAGCGTTTGACTGTGATGTGTTATAAATTAAAGCACCTCTTGCAGTAATTGTTGCAGACGTGAAAGATAAATTTGCAAACGTTGTTCTTGCAACACCAGCTGAAATTGAAGTTCCAGAGTTTACTAAAGCTCCTCCACCAGCTGAGTAAGATCCTGAGTTACTAACTTCGTTTGTTGTTGTGTAAACAGTTGTTGCTGAATTTAAAGTTGCTGAACTAGAATAAAGAGCTAACTTGAAACTATTTCCACCAGATCCTGATGTTAAAAAATTTTGTTTTGCTTCTAATAGTTGTTTCTTAAAACTATTTGCTACTGCTTGTGTAATTGCCATAAAACTCCTTATTGTTTTCCTATACGAGGAACACCAGCTTGATATTCATCTCGTCTTCTTCTTCCCATCGCTTCGATTGAGAAGGCCTCTACAGCTTGTTTATACCTATTTTCGTATAGTGTCAACTGATCTTGTGGGCCTTTTAAAAATCCGTAAGCCTCGACTAGGCATGCATATAAAAGTCCGTTGGGAAAGTTCGTACCTAAATATGAAGTACTATTTGTAGCGGATAATCCAGTGGGTTTCAAGATGTAATTTATCTGAATTTCATAAGTTTGATCTGGAACAGGAGCAAATACAATATTGTTCGCATCCCACCAACCATAGTATTTTGGCTCTCCTGTAGCGTCCGTAGGGTTATATTCGCTCATAAAATTGGTGTCTCTAAACTGTAAAAAGCCTCTGTCTTCGCTGCCACTTGGCGGTTTTACAATCTGAGCTGATCTAATAACTAAGGTATTTTCAGGAACTAAAACATATCTTTGATTAACGATTAAACTAGCTGTTGCATAAAATCTGTTATTATCCGAATCAACATCTCTTAAAATTCTAAATTCAGCATCTTCAATAAAACCTTGAATGATAGTATCGGTAAACACTGTTGAACTAACTTCTGTGTAATCTAAAATTTTTTGTTTTAATTCTAAATATGTCATGCTCTATCGTTTAAAGGACTTACAATACTTTGAAATCCTCCTCCTGTTTCTGTTGATGTTGCAGCTGAATTAACTGTAAAACTATAACTATTTTTTACAGTAACTTGTGGTGGTTGTCCAGCTTGGTTAACCGTTGTTTCAATCATTGTTATTGGATAAGACCCAAAAACAATAGCTCCAGAGCTGTGAGCTCCAGCTATAGTAGGATTTAACGTTACGCCTCTAAAAGGCGCTGCAGATGCTCTTATTAAACCACTTAAAACATTACCTGCTTTTGAGCTATATTGAATAACTTCATTTTGAAATTGACCTACAGTTATATTTTCATTTGGTGATGGTAATATACCAGGTTCAATAACTTTTTGAATCATTAAATATCCTGAATTTGGATAATAAGTTGCATCAGTTAAAGTTAAAGATCCAACTTCAGTGGCTGTTAAATCAGAAGCCAAAGTAGTTTTTAAAGTAAACGCGGCTACTGGAACACCGCCAATGGGTCTTGGTAATCCTGTAAATCTAACCTGATCATTATTTACTAATCCACTAAAAGGTTGGCTAACTGTTATTGTTGTTGTGCCGTTAGTTGAAAAAGGATTTTCTGGTAAAATATCAGTTGTAGGTGGTTCTTTTCTTGCAGGTCTTGGATGTTGTAAACCTTGAGGGTCAGCTGTAAAAGGTGTTGGTTCTAATTGAGGTTGCTTAGGTTCAAATTCAGAACTATGGACTCTTGCACCATTCCATTCTCTAACCATTTCTCTGTATGGAAATTCTAATCCAGATCTGTCTGAAATAAATTTTGCGTATTTTCCTCGTGCTGTGTTTCCCATAATTATGCTGTAGGATAGTAGCTTTTAGGAGATATAAACGTACTTGATGGAGATCCGTCTTCTGCTAAAGCTCTAGCCAATTCATCCTCGTATATTAGTTTTAAAGCTTGTGTTTCATCTTTTTTATATTTCATAGATAAGTAATAAGTTAAGCCTGCAACCATACAAGGTACAAATCTGTATGGAACATTAGTTGCGTTTGTATAAGCACCTGCATCTTGAATTCTTTTCTCAAAATTAAAATTAATAGCTTGACCATTCTCTGAAGATCCGGGTGTTAAATATAATTGAATAGTTACTCTGTCTATAAATCTTTGAACAAAATATTGTGATGGCTGACCTGTAGCCGATTTATTAGATAAAGCTTGATAAGCTGATCTATTTATTTTTGATAAAGGTGAATCAACATTAGAGCTATTTCTAAAAGAAGCTTCTAAAATATCAGAAGCACCATTTACAAAATTAGTGATAGCAGCACCGTTAGAGTGAGTAGCTGCAGTTGTTCCGTTAACTCCCCTTGTTACTCCAGTTAATTCTAAACTATTAAATCCTGTGTAGCTTATATTTTCAGAACCTACATTGATTGTTCCTTCTGTAGGCATTCTATCTTTTGAAGCGATTGTAATTCCAGTGGTTTGAGAAGTTGTAGTTATGGCTGCTGTTAAAGTTGAAGTAACTCCGTTAGAATTTCCGTCACCTGTAGAACGATAAATGGCGTATTCGTTTTGACCATTAACTAAAGTAATATTTGTATTTCCTACTTCCCAATAATGAAGTCCTCTATTACCCCACTCTTGAAACATTATGTTTAAAGATCTTCTTGCGGTTTTTAAATTGTAACCGCTCATATCAAACAGCCCAAGTCTGTTGTAACACTCTTCAACTATCTCATCGATATAAAAAGTTTTTTCAAACGTTGTAGTTCCAGAAGTCGTGTTGGCCATTAGTCAGCCTCCTAATCTTGGTTTCCGCCGCTATGAAAAACAGTAATAGACGTAACTTGTTCAGTCGTAAAAGTTGCAAATACATCTGTTTTAAATAAAACAGGTCTTGGAAACTCAACCATTTTAGATTCTGCAACGGCTGCTTTTGAAAGAGTTACTTTTGCACTTCCACCAGATCCTCCATCTTTTAAAACGATGTCTCCAGCAGTAGCGGTTCCAGTATAATACAATCCGTAAACTCTTGTTCTTCCAGACTGAACTGTTCCTGTCTCAGTCGTTTGTTGTGTTGCTTCGTTATCTGATCCGAATACCATATTTTTTTCTCCTATTAAATTTATGTGGGGCCGAAGCCCCACACTAATTAATTATTATAGATCTGCTGCGTCTTGAACAGAATTATTTTGTAAGTACATAACAGTAACTGTAGCTGCACCAGTTGTACTATCTCCATTAGCACCTGTAAAATCAGCAAGAACTTGTATGTCAGTTGCACCAACATTAGTTGCTTCTGTGTCTAAAGTACCGTGAGTAGTTGCTAAAGCTTTAACATTAGCTGCATTTATAAATGCATCTGCATCCGCTACGGTTCCCACTGAAACAGTTGCTGCACCACCATCATTATTCACTGTAGTTACGTTAAGAATAACGTCTACTATTTGTGAATTTGCTGGAACTACTGCGCAAACTTGATTTAAATGTGAAGCACCAATAATGTCAATTTTTACTGATTGAGCCATTACAACTTGTCCAACATTCGCAATGTTAGATCCAAGTACTGTACCTGTTGTGTTTGAAATCGTTCCCGCTCTTACCGGTCCCGAAAATGTTGTATTTGCCATATTTATATCCTCCTAGTTTTTTGAACATAGTCTCTAGGCCGTCGACTATACGCGTCTATGTTCTAATTAATTGTATAGTGATTTAGATATATAGCAGATTTTAATAGAGTGCAAGAGAACCTTATAAGAAAGTGCGATTTCAGCGGTGTAGCGTTTTTGTGTTACGTAGCTACAGAAACGTCAGGTGCAGCGTCTTCTATCTTATTAGTCTGTTGAGCAACTTGTGCTTCAGCTAATTTGATATGACTGATGACTTGTCTAATTTTGTCATCAATTCTCACCATATCAAGAGTATATCTTTTCTCCTGATTATAGTGCTGCGACCATTCAAGTTCTAGTCCTCTTTTCTTCGTGTAGAGTTCCTGAACGTGTGTCATTTATAACCTCCTCATAGGTTAACCACAATTTGGATTTACTAGTAAATCCGTCTTTTTCCCAGACTATATCATTTTGTCCTAGCTTGTCAACTAGTGCATTTTCAAAGGCTTTATCCTCATTTTCTGACACAAGATTGAAGTCAGCATGATAGCCATATGCTCTGATTTGTACTCTGAAATTTTTCATGGGTTCTTTCTTTCTATCATAAAAAGGGGGCCTTCAACAGCCCCCTTTAAAGTTATTTATTACGCTCCGTTAGAACCGTAGATACCTCTATAGTCAGATACGCCAAATACGTATCTTTCTCTAGCTTTGTATCTTACGTTTCCAGTATCAAAGTCACCTTCCATAGCTGTTTTGATAGGTGATCTATCAAAGTACTTCATACCATTTGGTACATCAGTAATAATGAAGAACTGATCAGGATCAGTTAAGAAATTGTTCACTCTGTAACCTTGAGGAACCATTCCCATAGATCTGATAGCATTGATATCATTATCAGCTGTAGCTGTTCTACCTTGAGAAGCCATTAGTCTCTCAGCTGTGAATTGAAGAGCTGAAGGAATAATTAATTTTAATCCTTTTGCTGCAATCAATAAACCTCTTTCGTCAGTCATTTCAGCGATGTCTATTAAAGACTGCTCTAATGACGTTTCGTTAAGGTCAGCTTGTACTGCTAACGTATTCGCAACGTTTCCAGCGATTGTTGGGTGAGATCTGCTAAACAGAACTACGCCGTCACCAGATTGGAATGTAGTAAATCCATTCACAAGAGGTGTTACCGCTTTTGTTTGTTTAGTCTGAGCCATAGATCTTGCTAACGCTTTTGTATATCTAGACGCAAGTCTGTCATACAAGTTGTCCTCGATTGCTTCTTCAGTAATCGCGAACGCTAACGCAACAGTTTCCATAGTGTATCTTGCCGTGTATGTTTCTTGTGCGTTGTCAAACACTACACCAGAACCTTCTGGTTTAGTTTGTGCTTGTCCAAAGCCAGATAACATTACTTCTTCTTCAAACGCTCTGTCTGAAGTTTCAGTAGCATAGATCTCAGCATGTTGGTTTTCGTATTGTTTATACTCCAGGCCGAAAAGGGCGTTTAAACCTGGTTCTAGTTCTTTAACTAGTTGTCCTCTACTTATTGCCATAGTTTATCTCCTTATACTCCTACAGTACCCTTCAAGAAGTGCTCGTTAATGCTGCAAACAAAGTTTGCGTTTGTAGCGTACGTAGTCACATTTGAAGTGTTATTGTTTTCTGCGTCTTTAGTCACACCAAGTATTCTCAATTGAGCTGTACTTGTAGTAACCGTAGATGCGTTTAGTTCAGACTTGGACTGAAAGTTTGCTGTAGTCCCAGCCGTAACTTCGATGTCCGCATTTAAGAAAACAGATGTTAACGCTAATGCAGCGTTAGACTGAATCTCAAATCTTTCATACGGGTCATCTGATATAAAACCAACAATGTCCGTTGCCGTATTTGAAGCTTTCAAATGGTTAGCGAACGTTGGCTTGTTTGTATTGGCGTCGGTAAAAAACACACCAGTAAGTGTACCGATTAAAGTATCACCTGCAGCCGCTTGTGCAATTGTTGCAGTGTTGATTGCTTTTACAGCATCGTTCTGAAAAATTGCCGGGGCGCTAGCAGCGATATTATATTCTGATAGACCTTGGTTGTCGTTATTTTGACCAACTTTACCAATTGCTCTCATTCCGAATGGAGCATCTTTGTTAGTTGCCATGTTTTTTTCTCCGTTTGTTAGTTAATCGTTGGTCTAGGAATCGTTAAAAAATTAACTTTTCTTTGTACCACCGAAGTTTACACGAGTTTGTCTATCAATATTGATAGGCATACTCTTATGCTGTTGTCCTTTAAGATCGTGATCCATTGCTTCAACGACTTGCTCATGTTTCTTTTGATAGTGAGCATTTCTTTGTTGCGCGATCTCAACAGGCACTCTTGCCAGCAACAAGCCACCAACTCCGATCACTCCAGCGTATTTGCCGTCTTCAACTCTTGGATAATCACCGTCAGGATATTCATCGGCTCTTACTAATTCATAACCAGATCTTAATCTGCCCTGAATGTTCTTAGCATCGTTGAAACCCATGGTTTCGGCTCTTAGCCACCTATGTTGAAAACCATCAGGCGCTGGTGGTGCATCTAAATTTGATGGTGGAGTCCAAACTTTTTTCTTAGAGCTCTTGTCTCTAGTTTGGCTCGCACGGGAAGTTCTTTTTTCTATTTCTTTTGTCATATGCTTATACCTCCTTCGTGATTTGACTTAATTGTCTTGCATACTCTTCGAGTGGCACACCTAATTTTTTAGCGATTGTTTGCTGTGATGGCGTGAGTCTCACAGTCTTGCGTCCAGGTCTTACACTTCGCTTCGCTTCAGCTACTATTTGTGTAGGTTTGGCCGTTGGTTTAACCTCTGTTGTACCAAATTTATTAGGAAATTCAAGTCTTATTCTCTTATCTATTTCCGCATAATATTCGTTACTATTAGGATCGAACCCTTCATCTTCAGTTAATTTCTTATGAAGATCAAATGCAGTGTATGTCATAGCACTATCTTTACCAAACCACTCGTTTCTAGAAGCCCATTCTTCCGCTCTTGGGTCTTGCGTAGGTTGTCTTGGTTGTAATGCTTGATCAAGAGTTTGTCTAGCTTCTGGTTTAGCTTTAGTTTGCTCTTCAGCTTTTGCTTTAGCTTCTAACCATTGTGCTTTTCTAACTCCTACTTCAGATATTTCTGCCATTGCGTCAGCTTCTGCATTTACATCGTTAGCTTCTCTAGCTTTTGCTAGTTTGGCTTTCGCTGCATCTAAACCTGCAGTAATACTTTTTTCAGTGGCATCAAGAAAACCTGGTTCTAATTTTCCAAGTTTTGCTTCTACTGCTTTTCTGTTTGCTTCAACTTTTTGAGCGTAAGTGATAGCGGCTTCTTTTTGTCTTTCCGCTTCTCTCCACTTCTTCGTAAGTTTAGCAATTCTTTTTTTAACACCATCGCTGTATTCACCAAGTTCGTCTTTTGGTTTTTCTTCTTCAGCTTTAGGTTCTTCTGATTTTACTTCTTCCTTGGGTTCTTCTTTTGTCTCCTCTTTGACAACTTCACGAACATTTGGATTTTCAACTGTTTCTTCTTTTTGTTCGACAACAGCTTCGTCTTTTGTTTCTTCTATATCTACATCAACTTCATTTCCTGAAGTATCAATAGGAACGTTTTTTTCAACGTCTTGCATAGTTATCTCCTATGTTAGTATTGATGGACGATATCTTCTGGATTTTTGATGGTAGCTAGAACTTCATCGTCGTTTAAAAGTCTAACTTCCCCACCGTCGATCATGATTCTGCTTCCTGCATATCTTGCAAAAACTATCCAGTCACCTTTTTTACACCAAGGTCCTTCTGGAAATTTGTCTTTGTCATAACAGTGTGGTCCCATTTCTAAAACGAGTCCGCAGTTTGATCCGACTTGCTGTCTTTCTATAGTTTCTTCTGATAGGAATATTCCACCTTTTGTTTTGGCTGCCATTTTAAAAGGTAAGACTAATATTCTCCAACCGGTTGGTTGAGGTAATTTTGTAGATTCTTTGTTTTGAATTTTGTCTAAAACTTCTTTTTCTTTTTTTTCAATATCTTGGTTTTCTTTTTGATATTTTTCTTCTAACGCTAATTTAGTTTTCGGTATCGCGTTTGAATCTGATAATTGTTCCGTCTTCATTTTTTTGCTCCTTCTTTGGTTCTAGCAGGTTAGAGATTTCCTGTGAAATTTTTAAATAGGCATGTGCCTGTCCCATTAAGTACTTGTATTTCTCCATATTGTCAATACCCCCACCAATCATTGTATCTGCTAGTGATTGGTAAGATTCCTTTAAATACTTTTGTATTTTATCTATTATTGTTATTGGATCTTCCATTATTTAACGTACCTTTCTATTACTTTTATTTTTTCCTCTGCATCTACTATGACCTGTAATAACTTATCCATTTCATTTAAATGCTGTGGATGTTCTCCTATTCCTACAGAGTTCTTAACATATATATTTAAAGTTGCAATAGACTCAGCTATTTGTGCTTCGTATCTTTTTTTTAGCGCTTCTAACATTAAGTTTTCCTCCCTTTCCTGATTGTTTCTTTACCTTTTTTAAATATGCTTGCCACCTTTGCCTTACCCATAACTTTGGCTCTCTGTTCACCAACAGTGAGTATTTGGATTTTTCTTGCAAACGGTTTAGATATCTTCTTAACTTTTGCAACAGTCTTACGAGCATCAGTAGGGGTCGCAAACTTAATTCCAACAGTATCTTTAGGATTCTCATCTGTATATAGTCTCCTCCCAGAACCTTTTGGTTTTTTACCTGTGCCTACTTTAGGGTCTTTTCTTGCCATTTTACTCTTCCAATTGTTTACCAAATAACATTGTAAAACTTATTCTTCTATTTTCAAGTCCATCTTTCATAGAAACACCTGATGTTCTATGAAAATAAGCGCCATTAAATAAAATTCCTCTATTATATTTATAATTGTATTTAGTAGGTTTAACATTAGATTTTTTAATTAACTCTTCAACTTTTTTAGGATTTGCATTCCAGTCTGCTCTAGTCCAATTTCTTGGTGGTAATAATTTATAGATTTCAAGACCATTTTTCTTTTTATCTTTTGTACATTTATTAGGGGTAACCCATATATTTAAATTACTAGTCGATGGATCTGCATGTAAAGGAACGCCCCCTACATTATTATTATAAATAAAACTCCAAGCTCTTTCAAAAGGATCAAGAGCAGGTAATTTTTTTTGTAAATTATCTGCAATCTTAATACTCATAATATCAGAGTGACGAAAATGATTAGTGCCTTTGTAACCATTATAAACATCATCACATGTTAATGCACTTAGAATTCTATTTCTTAAAATAGATAAACATTCGTCAGTTAATAAATTATCTAATACTAAAATTTTTCCTGCTTTTAATTTAGTATTTAACTCTTTCCAATTTTTTCTATTTTTTAGAACTTTTACTTTTTCTAGATCCACCTATAACTCCTTTTAATGTCTTAGCTTGAGCAGCGTGTGTTTTAGAGGCTTTTGTCAAACCTTTAATAACTTTTTTAATTGCTCTTTTTTTCTTTAACATTTCCATCTCCTTCTTGCCTGACGGATTCTTGAGTTCGGATCATTACGAGTTTTTGCTGATGCTCTTTTGAGTTGCCCTAGTGAACGTGCGCAGTATGATTTTCTGCGTTTGGCAGCTTTTGATCCTGGCTTCACTTTTCCAGTCACGGCTGTTTTTAGTTTAGAACCGGGATTTAATCTTCTATAAGCTTTGACCCCGGCTTGAGTCATGCCTGCTCCAGATTTTGTAGATCTGAAATTCTTTTTATTTCTAGCTGGCATTTTTGCTCGACCACCATCTTTAAATCCTGGTGCGTCTACCATTCCAGCATAGTATTTTTTATAACTTGAATTTTGTGCGTTAAGAGTTCCTTTTGGAGTTTGAAAATCACTCTTCATGTATGAACCAATATATTTTGTATTTGGCATTCTCATACTAGTCCTCCGAATCTTGCAAATGTTTTTACGTTAGTTGGTTTAGGTCCAGTATTAGATGCTTGTCTTTTTCGTTTGACAGCACTCGCCTTTTGCGAGCTTGACATTCGTGTGGCTTTTGCAAGTGGCACGCATTTTGGATACTTCCGCTTGCTTCCCTTCTGACGACCGCAAGGTTGATATTTCCCGTCTTTCTTCGGTGCTCCTATATCTACCCACTTCTCGTCTAACCATTCTTTAAGACCTTTTTTTGCCATTAAATTATTTGTGTTTTTTTATGCTTAATAACTTTACCTTGGCCTCTTCCCATTACGTCACCAACAACTCTTCCACCACTCTCATATTTTTTAGCTAGAGATGGAGAAATTTTGTTTTGTACACCTTCTGGTAATTTACTAAAGCCTTTAAATTTACTTGGTACATTTTTAGCCATTGCAGATCCTCCGTTTGCTTTTTTAGTTCTTCCTACTTTACCCTTACAATATTTAGAGGCCCAGATATTAGCATAAGCGCTAGGGTAAACTTTGAATTTACGCTTTGCTGCTGCTTTTCCTGCTGGACACAATTTTGCCATGTTAGCCTCTCTTGTTTAATTTTTTTAGAGTCATCGCAAATCTTGCACGTTGACCTAATTTACCTTTTTTCTTTGCCGCCGCTTTTAATTTAGAATCCGGAATCTTTTCACCTTTTTTAATTTTAAGGGCTTTTCTTAAAGACCCCGGTTTCTTAATTGCTTTTTGAATAAAATTTTTAGACATTACTATCTATTAATTTTACCTTTTTTCTTCATCTTGCTACCGAATTTTCCGTAAGACTCATCTCTAGAAGCTTTTAATTGCTTCTTAGTTCTTTTCTTCTTAATTCTCATAGCAATAGATTCATCTTTTCTAGCGTTGTAACCTTGTTTCTTCTTGCCAACTTTACCACCTTTTTTGTACATAGCACCACCTCTCATGCCCATGTCATCTTGGTAATAACCAGATTTCATATCTTTTCTTGCAGTCGACATTGATCCTCCGCCAGCTTTCATCGCTCGGCCGCCAGATTTCATAAATCTAACATTTGATCTTACTCCGTTTTGTCTCATTTTTTACCTCCGTTGTTTTATTGTTTTTAACTATTTGGTGCCACATCTCTCAAATTATTTGCTTGAATATACGTAACTGTTACAGTTGCTTGACCTGTAGTTGATGTTGTTCCTACTGTTATAAGAGTAGCAGTTACTTGCGTATCTTCATCAACACGATCCATATTATCAAAGGCCGAACTTTGTTGTGTGTGTTCTGCCACAGCTTTAGCATTTTGAGCCG